TGTCAGCGGCTGGCGACCAGGTATAGGCTGGGTGTGCGGCGCAGGCTTTGCCGTGCAGTTTGTTGTTGGCCCTCTTGCTGAGTGGGGTAGCGCCATCTACGGTCACCCTGTGAAGTTCCCCCAGATGGACATGGGCACGATGATGCCCCTCATGCTGGGAATGCTTGGCCTGTCCGGTATGCGTACCGCTGAGAAAATTAACGGCGTAGCAGCAAAGTGATATGGGTTCCTGTCATGTATCTGTGCGTACTGGAGCAGTGCGAGTGGTTGCAGCAACAAACATTCTACACTGACAAGGAACAATGCAAGAAGGTGCTTAACGACAGAGTAAATTGGTACAAAGACAACACTCAAGCCAGAGTAGAAGGCATCTGTGTTGATGTGTTTGTGACTTTGAAAGACCCCAACAAGGCAGTGAAGAATGATAAATTCCCGCAACCTGGATGACCTAGCACCACCCGCCAAGCAGCGGGCAGAAGCCTTTATTGCAGCCGCCAAGGCCAAAGGTATCGACTTGCTGGTGACCTCTACCTACCGCGACAGCGAGAGCCAAGATGCGCTATACAACCAAGGACGCACCACCCCCGGCAACATCGTAACCAGAGCCAAAGCAGGACAGTCCTGGCATAATTGGCGCTGCGCTCTGGATGTTGTTCCGCTGGTCAACGGCAAGGCTATATGGGATGACCAAGCCCTGTGGAAGCAAGTCGGCGAAATTGGCAAGTCCTGCGGTTTAGAGTGGGCTGGCAATTGGGTGACGTTCAAGGAATACCCGCACTTCCAGTATACTGGAGGCTTAACGCTTGCTCAGCTTCAAGCAGGCACGAAAATAGCCTAAGGATTAAAAATGTCAACACCCTCATACGTTCTAACCTACGATAACCTGGTAAGTCTCGTGCTCCAGTATCTGGAGCGGAATGACACGGCTGTTGTAAACTTTATACCCACTGCCATTACACTGGCAGAGTTTGAGATCGCCGAGAATATAAAAACGCTCGGCCAGATGATTGTGGCCAATGGCACTATGACAGTCGGGAACCCGGTTATTCAGAAACCTGCCCGGTGGCGCAAGACTGTCTCGATGACACTGACAGATAGCTCCGGTGCAACCCAACCCATCCTGCTCCGGAAATTGGAGTACTTGCGCAACTATTGGCCAAACAATACTTCGACCGACACTCCGCAGTTTTACGCCGATTATGATTACGATAATTGGTATATCGCGCCAACTCCAAGCGGTAATTTTGCGTTTCAGACGCTTTGCTATACGCGCTTGGAGCCGCTTTCTTCGACTAATCAGACTAACTGGCTCACGCAAAACGCACCCAATGTTATGCTTTTCGGCACCCTGAAACAAACAGCGCCTTTCCTGAAAGACGATGCGCGTTTAGCAGTTTGGGGGCAGATGTTCGACACTGCGCTGGCTGCTTTGAAAGTGGAAGACACATTGCGAATTGGTGATCGTCAGACTGTTGTTCAGGACTCCTAATCATGACCACCTACGTTAATGCTTTTACTGGTCAGACGATTAACCCGTCTGCGATCAGTTATGAGTACCTGAGCATAGCTGCAAATACAACGCTGTATTGGCCTATCAATGGGAACACAAGCGGAAATATACCCACCAGCAACATCATTGAAGTAACGACGACGACTTATCCTGGTCTTACTTTAACGCTGCCCGATGCAACGCAGGTCTCCACTGGGCAGGCGATTCTGATTCGCAATGTCGGCTCTTTGTCTTTTTCGATCGTCAACAATTCTGGTGGCGCGATTGCCTCGGCTAGCTCTGGCGTTGCGTATTACATTTATCTAACCGACAACACTACTAGCGCTGGTATTTGGTCGGCGGTTACTTTCGGCGCTGGGACTTCTGCAGCCAATGCCGCCACTCTTGCAGGGTATGGTTTAACGGCTGTAGGCGCTACACTCAACCAGACCTACACAGTAACCAATTACTACGCCTCTGCGACCATTCCAATCACTGTACAGGCTAAGTTTATCGTCTACAATGGCGGGGCAGGTACTTTCACACTTCCTTCCGCCGCGACTGCGGGTGCAAACTGGTTCGTTATGATCCGGAACAATGGCACGGGGATTTTGACTTTGACTCCTGCAGGATCAGATCTTATCGACGGGAATGCGACCCAACAGTTGCAGTTAACTGAATCGTTGGTGCTGGTTTCGACAGGCTCTGGTTGGAATACTTTTGCCTATGGGCGTTCGAATACTTTTGCCTATACGCAGCTTTCTTTGGCGGTAACAGGTGGCACCACCACCCTTACCTCGGCGCAGGGGGCGAATACGATCCAGACTTACACAGGCGCATTGACGAGCAACCAAATTATCGTTGTGCCTTCGACTGTGCAGCTTTACACTGTAACAAACAGCACGACTGGTTCTTATACCCTTACAGTTAAAACCTCGGCTGTGAGTGGCGCTTCTGTAACTGTTGCACAGGGGAATTCGCTCGTCCTGATCTGCGATGGCACCAATGTATACAATGCAGCTTCCGGCAATTCTAGCTCGATTACCTCTTTGACGATTGGTAACGGATCGCTTGCGGTGCCTTCGCTAAAATTCTCTGGCGATACAACTTCTGGTCTATATCTGGTCAGCACGAATCAGGTTGGGTTGGTTGTTAATAATTTACAGCTTGGCTACTACAACGCTGCAGGGCTTACCATAAACGGGACAGGCACATTTACAAGCGGCGTCTTAGGAGGCACATTCTAGTGACTGCTTCAGTAATCTCGCTTTCGATAAAAGCTGGTATCCAGCGAGACGGAACGCTTTTTGACGCACCTACTTTTGTTGATGGATATTGGGTGCGTTTTCAGCGTGGACGTCCGCGTAAAATTGGTGGTTACAATGCCATCTTTTTGAATGCTTCCGAGATTAGCCGTGGGATGGTGATGCAGTCCCAGCAAGGGCTGAATTATGTTTATTCAGGCTCTGCCAACTACCTGCAACAATGGCAGACAGCGAACACAGACGGCGTTGGTTCTGGTCCTGTCAACATCAGCATGTCGAATTTTACAGCAAATGCTAACAACCTATGGCAGTTTGATGTTGGATACAATGCCGCCGCTACAGGATTGCAAGTTGTCGCGCATCCCGGGCAGAACCTTCAATACATCGATAGCACAGTAAACACACCTGTGCTTTCTGGCACATTTCCGGGCGGCTCGCTTTCTAAAGTCGGCGTTTTCACAGCCACTGGGACAATAGCTGGTACAGTTTTTACGATTGCAAGTGCAAATTACTTAATCAGCTCGGGACAATCTGTTTCGGGCGGCGGGTTATCTGCAGGGGCGACTGTTGTCTCGTCGGTCGTAAGCGGACAAGTCACTACAGTTATCCTCTCCACCTCCGGCACTTCTGGCTCACAGACCCTTACATTCGACAACAACATTTCGGTTTCCGGTGGCGCTTGCATGCTGTATCCATATTTGTTCGTTTACGGAAACAATGGTCTTATCCAGAACTGCAGCGCGGGCGACTTTACCAATTGGGTCGGCCCAGACGCGAATGCGAATAATGTCTCTTCGACGAAAATTGTAAAAGGCATAGCTCTGCGGGGCGGCACGACTTCACCTTCTGGTCTTTTTTGGTCGCTTGACCAGCTGACTCGGGTTTCTTATGCGCCGACTACTGTGGGGACTTCTACGCTTTATTGGCGGTATGACATAATTTCCACGCAGACCTCAATCATGTCGTCGCAGTGCGTAATCGAATATGACGGGCTAATTTACTGGATCGCTGTGGATCGGTTCATGGTTTACAACGGAATCGTGCAGGAAATTCCTAACCCGATGAATATGAATTTCTTTTTTGATAACCTGAATTATTCACAGCGTCAAAAGGTTTGGGCTGCTAAAGTCCCTCGGTGGGGCGAGATCTGGTGGTTTTACCCAGCAGGTAATTCGACTGAATGTAACAACGCGATCATTTACAATGTCCGGGAGCAGACTTGGTACGATGCAGGATTCGCTCCCGGCGCTGCGCGATCTGCGGGTGTGTTCTCGGAGGTTTTCCGCTACCCGATCTGGGCTGGAAATGTTGCCAATACGAACAACAATTACAGTCTATGGCAGCACGAAACTGGGACGAATCAGGTTTACCTGACGACTGTGGATGCGGTGCGGTCTTATTTCGAGACCAACAACATTGGCTGGGTTACCGGCGGACCAGGGGTAAATAGCCTCGAAGGGGCGAATCGCTGGATTCGGCTGGAACGGATGGAGCCGGACTTTGTGCAGACGGGAGACATGACCCTTACCATCACAGGAAAAGGCTATGCAGACGACGTCGATGTAGAGTCTTCCCCTTATACTTTCAGCCCAACGACCCTAAAAGTTGATGTGCGTGAGCAGCGGCGTGAAATGCGCCTTAATTTTGAGTCAAACACGTTCAATGGCAACTACGAAACTGGTAAGGTATTGCTGAGTGTAAGCACTGGAGACGAACGCAGTACGGGTAACCCATGATAACTTACGACCCTCGAAACATGGTGTGGGATGACTGGTGTGCTCGTATGGCGGAGTTGTTCGCTACACAGCAGCTGGGCACAGTTCCTGAAGAGAATTGGCAAGATTGGGCGTCTGGCGTGCAGGGGATTGGTTATTTCGTTAACTCGGGGGTGCCTGATCCACGCGGTTTTCGTTCTTGGCAGGATTGGGCAGCGCAGTTGGTTGGCATCATGTCGATAGGAAACTGAAATGACAGACGTAAAAAAGATGATGGATATACTTGAGCGTGACTACGCCAAGAACCACCAAGGTCGCGAATACGATCTAAACACTGTCAAGCAGGCTTTCCTAAAATACCTGCAAGGTGGTCATAAATACCTTGTCGAAGGTGATACGATTTTTGTCGCTAAAGAGCAGTCTCCGGGTGTTGCAGAGTTTCATGCGTTCCACGGCGGCGATGCAGCTGAGCTAATCCGCAACACCAACCAAATGCTTTACGATTTGCCGCCTCAGTTTCAGTTTGCTGTTACGTATTACGACGACCCAAGGTTGAACCAATATGCCAGCTACTCAAAATACCCCGCCACAGTGCAGCAGATAAATGGCGGCGTGGATCGTACGTATGAGATGCGTTTCGACCTCAGGAGCAAATAATGGGCGCAGTAAGTCAAGTTTTCCAGGCTGTTAGCAACGAAGTCCAGCACATCAGTGATGTTGTCTCGAATGACCCCACTGCAAAAGCAGCGGCGACTGCAGCGGCAATTGCTGGGGCAGCTTATTTGACAGGTGGTATGAGTTTGGGTGCGGATGCCGCTGCATTGGGGGGCTCTGATCTGGCTGCAGAGGAACTCGCTACTTCGATAGCGCAAAGCGGTGCAGGTGATGCGGCTTTTTCTTTTGGTGGAAGTGGTAGTCTTTATGATGCAGCTGCTAGCCCGTTGGCCTCTGGTTACGGCGGCGCAACTGGAGCAGCGTTTACTAATGAAGCAATTGCATCGGGCATGGCTCCCGGCGCTTTAGGTGCAAGCGCGGCGGCTGCAGGCGCATTGTCGCCTGCAGAATTAGCCGCTGCACAGGGTGTGGTAACTGAAGGCTCCGCGCTTTCTGGCTTGGCCTCTGCAGGGAACACTGCTGCATTGTCGAATGCGCTCGCCAAGTCTCTCGCCCCTCAAGGCGGCGGTAATTACCAGCAGTTGATGAACACCGCGCAGAATTCCTTAACAGGTAGAGATTCAGGTCCAAATCCGGGTGGTCTTATGAATGGTGCGCTAATAGCGGCTGCACCTTTGTATGACAAAGGCGACTCAATTTTAAAAGAATTGCCTAAGCTGTATCCGCAGATGGAAAATGCACATGGGCCTACTGTCGCTGCCCTGACGGGTATACAAAAAGCCGCGCAGCCAATTACCCCTCAGCGCTACAAAGATGGTGGCCTTTCTCACCACATTCCTGAGTTTATCACTGGTGCTACCGGACACTATGTAAAGGGTCGTGGCGACGGACAATCAGACGACATACCCGCGATGCTCGCAGATGGGGAGTACGTTTTCGATGCTGACACAGTTGCTTCACTCGGCAATGGATCTTCGGACGCAGGGGCTAAGCGCTTGGACGAAATGCGCGAGCGCATTCGTAAACACAAACGCTCTGCTCCTATACACAAAATCCCTCCAAAGGCTAAGTCGCCTTTAGAATACCTCAAAGGATAAATCATGGGAACCACTACAGGCAGTCCGTTACCAGATATCACGTCCACAACGTCGCAGACGACCGCTGCTCCGGGGTTTTACACTGATTACCTTAAAAACCTTTCTACGCAAGGGCAGGCCGCTGGCAACAATGCGCAGTTTGTCGGTGCCACAGGTTTACAGAATCAGGCTTTTGGCAATGTAGCGCAGAATGTAGGTAATTATCAGCCTGCTTTTGGCGCTGCAGCACAGGGGTATGGTGCGGCGCAAGGGACAGATATCGCCGGTGCTGCGCAGCCCTACATGAATGCCGCTGCCGCGCCGACTTCGTCGACTGTTAGCCAGTTCATGTCTCCGTATACCCAAAATGTCGTCAACTCGATTGGCGCTCTTGGGCAACAGAACATAGCGCAAAATATTGCGCCGCAAACTACTGCAGGCATCGTAGGCGCTGGGCAGTTTGGCTCGCAGCGGGGTTCTGATGCATTGTCACAAACACTCGCTAATGCAGGGCTCGGCATAACAGGCCAGCAAGCTGCAGCGCTACAGTCTGGCTATGGACAGGCACTGCAAGCGGCACAAAACCAAGCACAGCTGTACGGCAACCTAGGCCAGACTGCCGGGCAGCAGGCTCAAGCGCAAGGGCAATTACAACTCGCTGGTGGGCAGGCGCAGATGAATCTAGGGATGGCGCAGCAGCAGGCAGGGCTGGCGGACGTAAACGCTCTTTCAACGCTCGGCGCTCAACAACAGACGATTGGTCAGAATCAACAGCTTTTCCCGCTGCAGACTTTGAGCGCTGAGTCCAATTTGTTGCGCGGATACTCGATGCCAACTTCCGTTACCAGCCAATATGTTGGCCCTGGACAAGCGGGTCAATATTCGTCTTCCGACCTTAGCACCCTCACCGGCCTTGGAGCTTTGGGCGGCGCGATTAGCCAGACACCTCTCGGCGGTGCTATCGGAAGTGGTTTGTCTTATTTGGGTGGGAAAATAGGCAACTGGTTCTCTTAACAATAAAGGAATAGAAATGGCTGGCGCATTACCAACTCTACCTACCGGCATCGGTGGAAGCAGCGAAGAGGCAGCTCAAAACTACAACAATGCTCTAAAAAGCATCATCGACAGCCTCGAGAAAAGAAATAGCCAAGTAAACCTTTTCAATGTTGCGGCTGGCTTCCTAAATCCTGGAAGAACAGGCTCATTTGCAGAAGGGTTGGGCAATGCAGCGGCATCGGTAGGCGCAGATGTACAACGCCAGCAAGAACAAGCGCCAAACATCGCAATGCTAAAGGCACAGCTGTATGGTCAGCAATACGAGTTGCAGAATCAGCGCGACGCCTACAAAATGATCGGCAATGCGCTGGGTATGCCTTCTGATAAAGTTGCTACCGAGATGGCGAGTGATAGACCTTCTGCTGAATTTCAAACTGGTCTGCAGCAGATAGATCCAAAAGTCACTTTAGCTATAAGCATGAAGTCTCCAAAAATTGGCGCGATGCTTTCTGACTATTCAAAAAGCGTCATTGCGCAGCAGGGGCAAGATCTTGAAGAACGCAAATTTATGGAGTCAATGCGTCAGAATTTGCTTGGCAATTTGTTCAAAGCGCAAGACAGCCAAATGGCAATCAACAACTACAATTTGGCTGTTGAGAAAGGCGGACGCGAGACTACTCAGCTGCAAATAGAGTATGGTAAGCTGGCTGATGTGATCGGTGAAGGCAAAGCGAAATTAATCACAGGTGGAATCCCCGGCGCGTCTGTCAGGCCTTATGCGCAGCCTTTCGACATGTCTGTTTTTAAAGATTTAATTTCTGGGTTCAAGAATGGCAGGGCAGCGCCTCCTCCCCCTGCAGCGCCCGCACCTGCGCCTATACCCGCCGCTGCAGTGGTGCCTGCCGGAGGTGCTGTTTCTCCGGTGCCTTCTAGGTCTGTGGTCGCCACAGGCGAGGGCGGGGCTGCTCCCCTCCCCGTTGCAGCCTCCGCACCTGCACCTATCGCTCAAGCTGGGATTGTAGAGCTCGCTCCGAGGTTAAAAGTCTCCGCAGCTTTAATAAACGAAGCTGCTAAAAACCCAAACTCAGAAGCTGGTCGGATGCTTCCTCAAATTAAAAGCAGACCTGACGATTTCAATTTCGTAACGGATGATGCTTATTGGGATGTCGCGCCAAATGGTTATTTGGTCGTAAAACACGCTAGTTTAGAGAAATCAGCACCCGTCCCCGCTGCCACGCCTGAATCGATAGCGGCGTTTAAACCTGTCGTAGCAGCGGCACCTGCCACCGCTGTTGCACCGCCCCCGCCTGCGCCCGTTGCAATTGCACCGCCCCCGCCTGCGCCCGTTGCAATTGCGCCGCCCCCGCCTGCGCCCGTTGCAATTGCGCCGCCCGCTGCTTTAAAAATCTCCGCTGCAGATCAGGCTGGAAAAGACGTAGATGCGGTGGCTATTTTGCAAGCTGAAAAAGCAAAAGCTGAAGCTAGAGTCGCAGCTGCGAAACAGGCAAATGACCAAGCAGGGCTTACCCGCGCAATGTCTGATTCTGTCAGTATCGATAGAGAAATCGGTAGAATGGCAAAAGGCAAAACTGCAGTTGCACCAGCGCCTGCAGTTGTACCAGCGCCAGCGCCTGCAGTTAAACCAGCCACCGCTGCACCTGCAGCTGGCCTTACAGTAACAGCTGGTGCTAGATTTGACCCCTCACTTTCAATTCCTAATTTTGCACAACTCCCTGCAGCAACGCAGAGAGCTCTTTTACAAGATGCAGCTAAAGCAGGATTGAATGTTGGAGAAGCAGCTGCGAAAGCGAACATTGACCTTGAAAAAGGAAATGCAGCTGCACAGAACAAAACCTGGAATGACAAACTGACTGCATTGGGTAGGTTTAGCCCACAAGTAAATTCCGCTGCAATAAACAACCTTCAATTCCTCCGGACTTTAGCGAATAGTCCAGACGGAAATGCAGTGTTCGGTGTATTGCAGGCGAGAGATTTTAACACTGTCGTCGAACGGGCTGCAAAAGCTGCCGGACAGGTTATTGAGCAAGGTGTAGGTATTGGCCACTTCGGTCATGTCAATGTGCCTGTGGACGACATCGTGCGGAATTTGAACCTAAACGACAATCAGAAAGTTTTAGCCTCCCGTGCATTGAACGCTATTGCTGAAGAGACTGTTGCGAATCTTTCGCTAAACCGGGAAGCTATCGGCGGACGTTTGAGCAACTACGAAGACAAACAGTTAAGCGCTGCGATCACCAACATGAACAACATCCCAGAGGCTATTTACTACTGGGCTGGCAAGCGCCTAGTGCAACACGGTAATGATGCACAGATTAATAACCTTTGGAGCTCTTGGGACAAAGCACACCCGAATGAATCGGTTAAAAATCCAGGCGCATTTTTCAGAGATGAGAAATCTGGTTACGAAGAGCAGAACAAGAAATATTTCCAAGCACTCACAGGTTTAGATAAACTTCTTCTAAAGAGGCAATAAATGGGCGATGAAACAAAAACAGTTGATCCAGACATCCAGGCGCTTAACAGCTTCCTTACCCCTGACACTGCGCAGGGTGGCTCAAATGTGGGTGATGGACTTAGCGGATTTGGCCTAGACAAACCCTTTACTGCAGCATCCGCGTCTGTCGGCTCTGGCGGTTCATCTGCACCCAACGAGAAAAGTCCTGGATTCAGCGCTTCAGAGTTATTTTTTGGAATCGGTGGTGCCGGAGTTGGCTCTCGTTTCAAAGACCCTGAGCCTCAAAACCTTTCTGCTGCAAAAGCAGATTACGCAGGTAAAGACGCAGCGCACGAGGCAGCTAGGGCTCGGTTCAATACTTACGCCGAACAGCACGAGGCAGCTTTACGCCTAGCTGAGGAAGAACATGCCGCCGCCCAAGCTGCACTCGCGCAGAAACGTGCAGCTCTAGACGCTGCAACGCAGATTCATGCAGAAATGCACCCCACGGGTCCTGCAGCAGTCGCCACTGCTGAAGAGCTGGCCCAAGGACTTGCGCCCGGGACTTCGACTATTGAAGGCTCTTTATCGCAAGGTGCTTTGCGCCACTCTGGTAAAATGGGCGAGATCCGCGAAGCAAACCAAGTGCGCAAAGGCATTGCGGGCTATCGCGCAGGACTCCCAGTTAGTGAAAGAGTTCCATTGACAGGTTACACACAAAGCAGTCGGCTGATTGTTCCCAATGAGCTGGCAAATGTTCCGCTTAAAACTCCCGCGCAGATTCAAGCTGACCAGCTTTTAGGCTATGCGCAGGATGAGCATAATGCTGCGACGACTGCTGCCGCTGAAGCTCAGTTAAAGTTAGAAAATGCACAGGCCAGACCAGCTGCAATGGGGCAGACAGAAAACATCTTGAACAAAGCAGAGGCGGCTCGTGCCGGTGCAAAAGCCACGCTGGACGAGGTCGACAAAGCAAGAAGTTTTCTGTCGAAAATCCCGTTCTTCAACACTGCGATGGGGGCGCTTTCTGCAGCGGAACTCGTGCATGCTTATCGCGAATTCCAAGCTGGCAATACGCTCGAAGGCGTCCTGTCTACGATGAGCGGTGTCGGCGGTGCGATAGCCTTAGCCCCACACCCAGCAGCTAAAGCTATTGGCGCTGGAATGGGAGCTATCCCTTTAGGCTACCAGCTGTACCAAGCGTCCAAAAAACCCTACGACTACAGGCCGAATGCGGGCGGCGGAGGAGGCTCCAACAAAACCGCGCTACCCGTCATTCAATAAGCCGCCATTTTTCAATCTGCAGCATCCGGATGCCGTTTCCGCCCATTTTGCCGCGAGCCAAAAAAGCAGCGCCGATTGGAACGGATTCGAGGATCTCTTTACCGATCTTGTTGTAGTCTTTGCGGCGAACGGTGGCGATAGCTAACCCGGTGTCGTCTTTGAGTGTTATGTTCAGCCAATACCGATACTCTCGGTCGTAGTCGGTAATGACACCGCCACGCTTCATGACATTGCCAGTCTCAAGTGCATCGCGCAGATTCTTCTCTGTCATAATGCCGAGCACTACGCGCTCCGACGAGTCGGCTTCGAGGTCGTTGCATTTCGTCAGCTCCCAGCCCTCTTTGAGCCCGTGCTTGCGCGGGTTTACATACCAGTCGCCAAACCGCGCTGTAAACGGGTATGGGTCTGGCCATT